ACCATTACTCGTCGGCACAGCAACAGAAAGTGCAGGATATGATTGCTCGAATGCACGGCCATTGATTTTATTTATTGATGGCGTATAATCGATAGTATTCTCCGATACCCGAAAGGCCGGAAGTGTTTGTTGTTTGTTCCAGCACTCCCTTCTTTTTGGGTTACGTGTAAAGCAAATAGATTAGTTTTAATTATTTTCTTTTTGGAGAAATACTATGTCAAAGTTTCTATCTGATGTAGCACGTACCGAGTTTGATACTAGCGTAAAGTTAGCTTATCAAGGTGGTTCTAAGCTACGCGATACCGTCGAGTATCGTTCTGGTGTCGTTGGTGACACTTATAAATTCCGCTTAATGGGTAAAGGTCAAGGTCACTTGCGTACTGGTTCTAGTTCGTTAGTTGTTCCTATGGATATCACTCATTCATTACCTTCTGCAACACTAACCGATCACGAGCATCCTGAATATACGGATATTTTCGATCAATCAACTGTTAATTTTGATGAGAAACGTAAACTTACTGAGACAATCGGTAAGGCTATGGGTCGCACAGAAGATCAAATTATCATTGATACAGCCGTTGCGGGAACCTATAACACTACTGCAACTGACGGCCAAGGCTTCGATATTGCCGCTGGTGGTACTGGCTTCACTACTGCCAAGCTTCGCGCTTTACGTGCTTATTATGACGATCTCGAAGTTGAAGAGAATGTTTGCATTGTTGTTTCTGGTACTGGTATGCAGTCATTGCTTGCTAACACTGAGACTACTTCAAGCGACTTCAATACTGTAAAGGCGTTGGTTAATGGTGATCTTGGCTCATTCATGGGCTTCAACTTCAAAACTGTTGGCGCTCGTCGCCTTGAAGGTGGTTTAGGTGGTTCTGGTCTAGTAGCCTATGCTTGGGCACCTAACGCTATTGGTATGGCTTCTGGTAGCATCGAAAAGTCTATGTCTGTAGATTATATCCCTGAACGTGTCTCTTGGTTATGTAACGGTATGCTGAAGGCTGGCTCCACCATTATTGATCCAGAAGGTACATCACGTATCGCTTTCGCGTAATAGGAGAATTACTATGTCTTTTTTATTGACTGATTTTAAACATGGTGACACTACGGGTAATGCCCCTGGTATGCACGCCTATACAACTCCAGATAGCCAGGCAGATGTAAACACTTCGGGCTACTTTAATGAAATTTCGTCCACGCTATCTGTGGGTGATTTGATTTATATATGGGCTGTTAACGCAGGTACTCAAGTGGCAATCTTGACTCAAGTGTTAAGCAATGCCGCTGGTGTTGTTGATGTTGCTGACGGTACGGTGTTGGCTGCTACTGATAGCGATTAATGCTTGCTGGATAGGTGGGGGATTCTCCCCACCTTTAATGAGAGTAAGTAAATGGCCTCAAAAATAGAACTAATATCTAATGCTCTAATTATTATTGGTGACGTGTCGATCAATGACTTGGTTGGTGATGATCGCCGGAAGAATGTAGCGCGAAACCTATACGATAATATCGTAAAGAATGAATTAACTAAGCATCGGTGGGGATTTGCTCGTACTAAAGGGCAGCTATCTTTATTGACCGCTAAGCCTTTAGATGGCGAATGGGCTAGTGCTTACGAATTGCCTGCTGATTTGTTGGTATTAATTAAGTTGTACCCTAACACCAGCTATCAGGTGTACGGATCAAAGGTTTATTGCAATCATAGCCAGGCGTTATATTGCGATTACATATATGCACCGCCAGAAAGCGAGTGGCCAGCATACTTCTCAAAGATGATTGAATATGCCCTAGCGAGGGACTTTTCAACATCGCTGAGGGACTCTAGCGCGTTGCGCGGAGAAATGGCCGCCGAGTACGAAAACGCCTCCAGAATGGCTAGATTTACCGATTCTCAACAGCACCCGCAAACACAAATACAAAGACATCCTCTTGTAGACGCGAGATATTAATGGCTAAAACCAGGTATATACAAAACTCTTTTCTCAGTGGCGAGCTATCCCCCCTTGTTAAGGGCAATATTACCTTAGCCCAATACTATCAAGGCCTAGAGAAAGCTTCTGATGTTATGGTTGTCCCTCAAGGTGGCGTTAAGCGCCGGGGTGGACTCAAGTATGTTGCTACTAATCCTGCTGGAAGCGCTAAACTATTAGATTTTAATACGTCCACTGAATCGCGTTACTTGCTGTGTGTCACTGCTGGCAATATTGCAGTCTATGTTGCAGGTGCCACAAATACATTTTTAGGTAATCTGGCTGCTCCGTATCTGGAGGCAGAGATTAGTGATCTGCGTCACGTCACCACTGAAAATGTGTGTCTAATATTCCATGAAAACCACCCAGCGCAAAGAATTGTTTATGATGGTGGCGTTAGTTTTAGTATAGGTGATGCACCTTTCACCAATGTTCCACAGTTTGACTTTAATGATGCATTAAGCCCTACCCCTGTATCAGAGGTGCAGAGCGTTGTGTTTGGCTCTTTTTCTGCTGGTCAGGTTTATCAAATTGATATTGAGGGGGTGTTAAGTAAAAGTATTACTTATGCAGGTGATTCTACTGCGGATCAAAGAGATTCAACGGCGTTCAATTTGCAGAAAAACTTACAGGATATGCCAAATTTTGGCGAGACTGGGGTTTCTGTTGTGCGCACAGGCAACCATGAATATGAGATTACTGCGTCAGGAGAGTCGGCTAAAGATTTTAAGTTGTTCAGCGGTTTCGCTACAACGGGATCAGGATCATCTTCATTAACTTTCACAAAGGTTGCTACTGGCGTGGCTAGAGCTGAGGATGTATGGGGTGCCAATCGTGGATATCCTAGGCTTGGCGCTTTCTTTGAGGGCAGATTGTGGCTTGGTGGTACTAGAGACAAGAAGCAGAGCTTATTCGCTTCAAAAGCAGGCTCGCTGCTAGACTTCGAAATAGACGAAGGGGCAGATGACGAGGCTATATTTATTACTCTTACATCAAGAACACTAACCGAAATAACTGACATTTACGGTGGTCGTAACTTGCAGATATTTACATCCGGTGGTGAATATGCAGTTTTAGAGGCGAACGCTACAGCGGCCACTATCAACACAAGAGCGCAGACCTCTAACGGGTCGCTTTATATCGCCGTGCAAGAGGCTGACGGCGCGGTTATATTCTGCGATAAGAACGGCAAGACTCTTAGAGAATATGCCTACACGTTCAATGAGGACTCGTACGCGTCCAACGATATAACTGTCCTGTCTTCACACCTAATAACAGCACCTATTGATTCGGCGTTTTTAACAGGTACGGCCTCCGATGACTCAAATTGGTTATTCACCTTGAACGCTGATGGATCAGCATCGATATTGAATAAGTTAAGGGCGCAGGATATTAACGCTTTTACATCAATGACGTTAGCTACACCCTTTAACGTGGGCACTAAAATGGAAGCGGTTGAGGTGGTTGATGAAGAGGCTTATTTTATTGTTAAGAGATATGACTCGAGCAATGCTGAGGTATCAACCATAGAAAAGCTAGACTTCAATTATCTTACTGACGGATCGGTAGCGGGTACGGCAACAGCGGGCAAGCTAGCTGGTTTAACTCACTTGATAGGATTTGAGGTTAGCGTGCTGGGCGATGGCTCAGTGCTTCCCAAGAGAGTGGTTGATGGAGATGGAGAAATAACGCTAACTGCCAGTGAGTTGGCTAATCACACCAACTTTGAAGCTGGTATTAATTTTGTACCCACTGTTCAGCCGATGCCGTCTAACACCAATATTGGCAGCGGCGAAAACTTTATGCGTATTAAGCGCGTGGTTAGAGTGAGCTTACGAGTTTACGAAACAAAAGGACTTTATATGGACGGCGTTCCTGTGCCAGTACGTTCGTTTGGACCGATGACATTAGATCAACCTGCTACCCCGTTTACTGGTATAGTTGATGATATATATGCCGTAGATGGTTGGACTAGGGACGAGATGCCTATCTTTACTTGTCCAGACCCAACACCAATGCACATACAAGCATTAGAGCTAGAGATTGAATCATCGTGAATGTGGTTGAAATGCAAAACGAGGTGGCGCTATTGCCGCAAGTTATGCCTGATGTTGTTCATCGTTTCGCGGATGGATGTTATTCGCGTGAAGTAACAATGCTAAAAGGTTGCTTGGGGGTGGGCGCATTACATAAGACCAATCACCACTTTCTTTTATCTAAAGGTAAAATATTGGTTAAGAATGGAAATGTAGATGAAATACTGGTTGCGCCACATCATTCTATAACTCGGCCAGGCGATAAGCGTTCTATATTCGCAATGGAGGATAGCGTAATTACTACCTTTCATGTAACAGAGCTCACCGACGTTGAAGCTATCGGTGAGCTGATTTTAGGGGAAGAGTTATGAGCTGGTTTATAGTAGGCGCTGTTGTCGTTAGCGGTTTGGTTACTGCTGATGCACAGAAGAAAGCAGGGCAACAGCAACAATACGATATTGAGCGACAAGCTGAAACAGAAAAACTGTCGGCTGAGAATGAAGAGATTAAGCGCAGGGAAAGATTAAACAAAGTGCTGTCTTCTAATATTCAATCGGTTGCTGCTGGTGGAAATACAGAGGGAAGCATTAAAGCGGTTGCGCTTAAAAGTGCAAAAAATGCATCTAGTTCCGAAGGGGCAGAGTCGTTAAGTCAAAGGTTAAGGCAAGATATGCTTAAACGAGAAGGAAGCGCCGCTCGCCGTTCGGGAAATTCTCAGGCGACATCAACGTTATTAAATACTGGAATTTCCGCGTATAAAGTGAGCAAGTAAATGTTTCAGAAAATAGAAAAATACGGAACTATTAACCCTATTTCTGCTGGGAATAGTGCCAGTTCAGAACGCATAAAGTCGCTTGCTAATCTAGGTAAAGCCGTACAGTCAATAGCTTTTGATGTTGGCCGAAAGAAAAGAGTCAAAGAGGGTCAAATTGAAGGTGCTAAGGCTGGTACTGAGGCGGCAGAAAGTGGTGTTGCACCAGAAGAAAAAGGCAGTTTTAAGTTCTTCGATGAATCATTCAATGACGCACAGCAAGGCGCTTACCTTGCCTCTATGGATAATCAGGCCATAACAAAGTTGGGCGAGCTAGAATCGCAATTTGAATATGATGTTGAAGGTTATCGGAAAACATCCAAAGGGATGCTTGATGGATTAGTCAAGAACGTACCAGAAGCTTATCGCCATCCATTAATTGAGTCTATTAATAATTATATTACTCGTGGAAGTATGCGGGTTAATAATAATGTAGTTAAGCGTGGAGAAGAAGAGACTAAAAGCGAACTCACTAACGCTGCTGATACATATTCACGCGAAGCGTCAAGGGCGGCACGTAATGGCGACTTCGATCAAATGGATGATCTTATAGGCAAGCTGGAGTTAAGCTCAAAGGCCATGGTGTCTGGTGGGTTCTGGACTAAAGAGCAAGGCGATGCGGTTGTCATGGATAGCCGCAAAGAGATATTTAGGCAGGGTAACAAGAGAGATATTTTAGAGACAGCAAAAACTAACCCCGAAAAAGCAGTAAAAATGCTTTCTAAGTTTGAATCTAAGGTGCCAGAAAACTATACCCCAGATGAGCACGAAAGAAATGTTGATGATATTCGCGCAGATTTGAGCCGATTGATGCCAAAAAAAGGCGGGGGAACGGCTAAAGAAGGTAATGACTGGCTAAAAAAAGCTAAAGACTCTCTTGAGTTTGGCTTTCCTATATCCTCTACTGAAAAAGCACGAGGCGCTGCGCTATTAGCTGGAACCGATAAGCAGGACGAATACAGCCGCTTAATGAAGGTTGAGCAGTTCGCGTTACTTCCTGCCAAGCAGCAGAACAATATATTGGCTCAATTAAATAACGCAAAAACACTTGAGTCACAAGCTGATTTTATGGCTTTTAGTAAAATACGGCATAACTTAGCAGCTAAGGCCAAAGAGGATGGGATGACTTTGGCTGAGAGACAGGGAATTATTGACCCCGCAAATATTGACGGCGGGAATATAGAAGAAAGAAATGCGCAAGCAGAAGAATTGAGCGAAAGGTTTGGCGTTACTGTTAGCCCATTTAAGCTAACAGAAGTTGAAGCGCTGATTGAGTCAATGGACGACATGACACCAAAAGATAAAGCTGATCTAGCTATGGGTCTTGGCGGCAACGAAGCGACCTACAAGCAGTTAGACAAAAAGAATGCCTCAATGTTTGCCATGTTATCCGCTAGAAATGATGAGGAAATAGCTAAGGCTGTTTTCTTGGGTGAGGAACTGATTAAAACTAAGCAGGTTAAACTTCCATCACAAGATGACTACATGGCTGACTTAGATGAATATCTCGGCGCTGTTGGCGAAGTCTATCAAGTTGAAGATCGGGCAACAATTATCAGGGCGGCAAAAAGTTATTATGCAACTCTTGGTAATGAGG